TAACCGGAGGAACCTTAATTAATACAGCCCCAGGTCACACCTCCTCGTTCCTGCGTGTTACAGCTGAGGATGCCTACACCGATTATGTGACAGCTTCGTTTCAGTTTCCGTATGCTATGTTGCGCGTATCCGCCTCAGATAACAGTATTAGCGATCAATCAAGAGCTTGTTTCGGGATGACCACACAAAGAAGTCGAACTTCTACGCGATCGGATCCTAGCATTGCTGATTGCAATAGGCTTATATATAGCGGGATGGGCGGCGACCCGAGCACAAGAAACGATTACACGGGAATAGATCCTTATGCGTATGTCTTCTCGTTGGATGATGTTGTGCTCAATAGCACCGCTAATGAACCCGCTCTGTTTTATTATTCCTCTGGTTCGCGAACCCGAGAAGATTCTTATACTTCGAGTTCTTATACTAACCTCCTCAATGCTGGTATTCGCCAATTTACGGCGCCATTTTTCGGAGCATTTGATGGATGGGATATTAAGACACCAGATCCGGCGTATAATGCTGGCATGACTGATGGTACGTCTACTGAACAAAATAGCTATATTTACCACACCTGGAAGCGCGCGATTGATACCGTTGCTGATCCGGAACAGATTGATATGAACCTTTTAGTCGCCCCGGGCTTGACGTTGAACACCTTAACAGCAAATATGGTCAATATGTGCGAAGAGCGCGCCGATGCCATGGCACTGATTGATCTTGCTAATGTTTATAAGCCCAATGCGGAGGGTTATGAATCCAGCAAAGTTAATCGGATTGTAGGTACACCGACTAGCGCCGCTAACGACTTAAGAAATCGTTATCTCGACTCTAGTTATGGCGCCACATTCTATCCTTGGGTGCAGACCCGAGACGAAGGCTCCGGCCGTCTTCTCTGGATCCCGCCAAGTGTTGCAATGATGGGCGTTTTGGCTTCGTCTGAAAAGTCTTCCCACATTTGGTTTGCTCCTGCAGGCTTTAATCGCGGTGGTTTAACGGATGGTGCCGCTGGTATTCCCATTACGGGCATCACCGAGCGCCTTACCTCTAAGGATCGCGACACGCTTTATGAGGCACGCATTAATCCGATTGCGTCTTTCCCCTCCACTGGTTTGGTGGTGTTTGGGCAGAAGACGCTTCAAGAGCGCCAAAGTGCTCTTGACCGTATTAATGTGAGAAGGCTCGTCATCTACTTGAAGAAGCAGATTTCGATTCTCTCGACACAGGTGCTGTTTGAACAAAACGTTCAAGCTACTTGGAACCGATTCAAGTCACTTATTGAGCCATTTCTTGCTAATGTTAAGACACAGTATGGTATTACCGACTACACTCTGATTCTTGATGATAGCACTACTACCCCCGACTTAATTGATCAGAACATCTTGTATGCGAAGATCATGGTCAAGCCCGCTCGCGCTATCGAGTACATTGCAATTGACTTTGTGATTACTTCCACGGGAGCTTCTTTCGACGACTAAAAGATAGGGGATTTTCCCCTATCCTACTATTTAATTTAGAATATATATAGGAGATTCACATAATGCCCTTCTGGTCAACAAACTTCGGCGAGGACACCGCCCTAAAAGATCCAAAAAGAAAATTTCGATTTACAATTGAGTTCCAAGGAATTCAGGCCGCCCAGGGCGGAGCAGCTCTTTGGTATGCTAAAACCGTCAGCAAGCCCTCATTCCAGATTGCGGCTTCCGAACACAAGTATTTGAATCACACCTTCTATTATCCCGGATCTGTTACATGGCAGGATGTGTCTGTGACGCTTGTCGATCCTGTTGCCCCAGACATGGCTGCAACTCTTTCCGATATCGTGGTACAATCAGGATATTCACCGCCTACTGATGCCACATCTTTGACCACCATGTCGAAGGCAAAGGCAGCCGGTGCCCTCGGCACCGTTATCATTACACAGATTGATTCGGAAGGCGCCCCCCTGGAGACCTGGACACTATGGAATGCTTTTATGACAGAAGTTAAATATGGTGATCTGGGCTACGGAGAAGATGACCTTACAGAAATGAGTGTTACCCTTAAATATGACTGGGCCCGAGTCGAGACTGCTGGACCTTCCGTTGCCGTTGCCGGCGCCGGCGGTCAAGAGTTCTTCGGTGTATAATAAAGACAAACAATAAAACAAGAGGTGTATATTGTCGAGAAATAAGAATCGCACAGGCGCGAAGATGCCTGATAGCTCCCCTCCCCCTGGCTTAATGCAAGATAATGATGGTGGAGGTTTTTCCTTTGTGGTGCCCACAGAATTTGTAGAGCTACCATCTCAAGGGCAGTTTTATGGAGAGGGTCATCCTTTGCATGGTCATGATAGTATCGAAATTAAACAAATGACCGCAAAAGAAGAAGATCTACTAACTTCTCGCACCCTTCTGAAGAAAGGCATCGCGCTTGATAGGCTTCTTCAGAGTTTGGTTGTGGATAAAAATATTGATGCCGAAGCTTTATTAACCGGCGATCGGAATGCTATTTTGATTGCATCAAGAGTTTCTGCTTATGGAAATATATACAACACCCAAGTAACCTGCCCCTCTTGTGGCGAAACTCAAAAGTATGATTTTGATTTAAATGATGCGAACATTTATCATGGTGATGATAATAGTGAAGTAGAATTTACTAATAATGGCGATGGTACTTTCACCACCGCGTTGCCAAAAACACAGATCACTACTCGATTTAAGATTCTCACAGGTTATGACGAAAAACGATTCACTAAGCTTTTTATCGACAAAAAAACAAGAAAAGATGATCAGCTTGTTACTAATCATTTGCGCAGTATTTTAGTGCAGGTCAACGATCATACTTCGGAAGAGGCGATTAATTATGTAGTTGAGAACATTCCTTCGGTAGATGCTCGACATTTAAGACGAGCATACCGGCTAGCCACCCCCAATATCGATCTAACACAAGATTTTGAGTGCGCGATGTGCGATCATGAAGAATCATTGGAGGTTCCGCTCAGTGCGGACTTTTTTTGGCCTGACCGATGAATACATGGAAAATGTCTATGAGGCGTTTTTCTTTTTAAAATATGCGGGCGGTTGGTCGTTTTCAGAAGCATATAACCTTCCAATTGGGCTTCGCATGTGGTTTGTCGCGCGCCTTCTGCGACAATTAGAAAGTGAAAGAGATGCCGTCGAGGGCGCCCAAAAAGGCGGCAGCAACTCACAAACACTCTCAGCCGCTAATCAGCCGGCGATGCCCCCACAGTTAGCTCAACGACTACAGAATAAGAAGTCAGGATAAGGCCCCTGACTTTTTTGTTATAAAACTAATTATTTTATGCACGAGTGTGAGAATTTTAAATGGCTTTAGAAAAATCAGACATACCTGACTTAGCTGCCGCCATAGCCAACGCTATGCGCGGTGTGCTTCCTGGCGGCGAAGGCGGAGAAACGCGCCCCGGCGCCGAGGTGGGAGAGCGAGAGGCCGACGAACCCAAGGCAAGAGCTGCGCATGCCAGAAAGATGAAGGATCTGCAAGCAGAAGAGGAGCTGGTAGCCAGGATCTTTAAGAATCGCAAAGATAGAGATCAGGCTGAAGAGATCGCATATAAAAGGCAACAAGCCGAACTCAGATTACAGTATGATCTGGATAAACTTAGCAAAGAACAATACGAAGATAAACTTAGAGATCTGAAGACAGTGCGCACTAAGAATATATTACAAAAAGAGGCAAACAGGCTTCTTTTTGATCAAAGCAAGGCCATCGGCGGAATGCTCAAGATGGGCGAACATCCGTTTTTTAACGTGGGTAACTTCATTAAACTTGGCAAAGCGATGAAAACCGCATTTACTAGTTTGAAGGGCGCCTTCAGCATGTTGGGCGGCGGCCTCCTTGGGCTCTTAATGGCGTTTGTTAATGCTGTTATTGATATGATTTTTGCTGTCGACAAAATGGAAAGCAGTATCAAGAAAACCACCGGCGCCACTCAAGCATACGCCCGGGCTACAACGGAAGCATACGATGCGACGATGGCATTCGGTGGCACACCCGCGAAAGCAGAGAAAGCGTTTAAGGCTCTTTATGGAACCGTTACCGATTTTACTTCCCAGGGCCTCGTGCCATATAGACAAGAGATGCTACAGAGTTTAATCATTCTTGAAAATTTCGGAGTGAGTCAGCAGGATGCCGCTAAAGCGATTCAAAATTCAATGAAAATATTTGGTGAATCCGGGAGGAAAGCAACTCAAACAACTCTTGAGATGACCAAGTTTGCGCAAGAAATAGGTGTCCCCACCAGTCAGCTGATAGGGGATTTTAATCAAATGGCACCCTCTTTAGCTAAACTTGGTCAAGCCGGCGAAAAAGCCTTTAAAGATTTAGCGCGCACTGCTAAGGCTACTGGTATGGAGATGAACAAGCTCTTACAGATGACTGATAAATTTGATACATTCGAAGGCGCAGCCGAACAAGCAGGTAAACTAAATGCTGCTCTTGGAACCAACGCTGTAAATGCGATGGATTTGCTGACCGAAACCGATCCAGTTGCTCGATTTGAAATGATTCGCGATGCGATCATGGATACTGGTCTAACTTTTGATGACATGTCATATTATCAGAGAAAGTTTTATGCCGATGCTCTCGGATTAGGAGATGTTAGCGACCTAGCCAAAATGATGAGCGGCGATATGTCGGATCTTGGAGATGCCGGCATGAAAACAACCGCCGAATATGCTGCAATGGCAGATGAGTCACGTAAAAATATGGATCTCCAAGAACGCTTTAAGGCGGCTCTAATGGGGATGATTCCCGTATTAACGCCGGTGATTGACAAGTTGCGCGAGATGATGGCTGCCTTCGAAACTGAAGAAGGTCCTATTTATGACTTTATTCATACAGATCTCCCGGCGTTCGTCACCGCGCTACAAGATATCCCCATTACTTTAAAATCCATAGGCACCACCGCTATGTGGGTAGCAGGTATTTGGATGGGGTTTAAGGTTTTGATGGCGATAATGCAGCCTCTCATTTGGGCAAATACCATGGCAATGAAGTTGAAAACGTTGGCAGATGTTAGCAATGCAAAAGCGCAAGTTCTTCTAGCTCCCGCCGTGCGCGCAACAGCCACACAAATGCTAGCGCTCGGCGCCGCTATAGCTCTTATCGGAATTGGAGTAGGTGCGGCTGCATATGGTTTAGGAACCTTTGTGCGGGCATTTAAGGGCATGGAAAGCGATGAGATCGGCGCCGTTGCCGCTGCTCTAATGTCATTTGCGATCGCTGTTGGCTTCATGGTCTTAGTATTATTGAAGGTTGCGCCGGCAGCTGGAGTGGCAGCAGGGCCCTTATATGCTATTGGGGGCGCCATCGCTTTGATTGGTTTAGGTGTTGGCGTTGCTGCCTTCGGGCTGGCAGAGCTTATGAAAAATATGACTGGCGCCAAAGTTGCGAATCTGGGAGCGCTCTCTCTGGGTATTGTTGGCTTGGCTGGAGCAATTAGTCTTTTGGCTGCTGCGCTTATAGCACTGACGTTCGGTGGAGTAGGGTTGCTCGTTCTTAAAGGAGTTTTTAGTGAGATAGAAGAATCAGCAAAGAATGTTGGACCTGTTCTAGCGCCCTATACTACGATCCTTGCTTCTTTAGCTAATATAAAAGGAGATGGCCTAGATTTGATGGCTAAATCTCTTAATCAAATTAAGAAAAACCTAATAGGGCTGGATGTTAATAAAGTCGAAAAGCTGACAGCCATGTTGAGTGCGGCTGAAGCTGTTCAACTGTCAGCAGCTGCGATCGGGCTTAACGTTCAGACAGCAGGCGCCACGGCTAGGATATCTGAAAGCCGCTCTGCAAAAGGGCCTTCGGAAGCCGCGCCAGCACAATACAATCTTTCGATTGACCTTTCTGTCGATGGCACAAAATTCGGCAATAAAGTGATTCAGATTATAGGGAATAAAGTAAAAGAGGCAGCAACGCAATAGCGAAGCTAAACAAAGGAATATTTACATGAAAAAGAATTTCAGCTCAAGACGATATGGCGCCGGCGCCTCCGGAGGGAGTGCTGGTGATGTTGATAGAACTCAAAAAGTTATCGATGAGAAAGGCAACTATGCCGATACACCACTATCTCCGCTAAAGAACAAGATCAGCGGCTACATGCCCAGCTATATCGATTTTACAGATGCATACGCAAACCAAGGCAAGATCATCGAATTTACCCACGTGCCTTCCGAAAGGCAGGTATTTTTCAAAGCATTTATTACCGCCTATAATGAAACTTTTAGCAGCAACTGGAAAGAAGAAACAGTGTATGGTAGAAATGATCCTATTTTCCAGTTTCAAAACACAGTGCGAAAGATAACACTCGCTTTTAAAGTGCCGGCCAGCACCAAAAGTGAAGCATTCGAGAACTTAGGAAGAGTAAGCAAACTAGCCCAATTCCTCTATCCCTATTATGACGATCCCAATAACGCCGCCACAATCGCCCAATCTCCACTCATTCGAATCAAAATGATGAACATGATTGCTAGCCAAGCAAAATATTCTAAGGGATTCTCCGATACCGACGCGTGGGTCACCCAGCTCGGTATCGGGCAATATGGAACTCGTTTTGGAGATCTAGCAAACGGATCCGCCGACTTTGGCACTAAAGGCGAAT